GTGCAGGTTTGTTCTTTTATTAAAATCCCCGAGGAAAAAGTGAAGAACCCCTTTATTTTCACATATCTTGATTTCATAAAGGAATCCTCAATTACCTTAAAGGAAAAATTAGAAGAAAAAGCGAATGCCTTAAAATACTATTCGAAATCCTTAGAATCTTTACCTTATGGCAATGACGATAAATACAGGACCTTATATTTTTATCTGCTGCAGGCAGCACTGTTTTCTGAGATTGGGATTTCTACAAACGACCTGCTTCAGTACCTGCAAATTAGTCGCCCGACTCTACAGAAAAGATTACACCTTCTGGATGAATCCGGTCTGCTGATTACAATGCGGAGGGAAACAAACAAATTCTATCAATTAAATCTAGACAAACTACCGTTCAAAGGACAGGTACCGGGTTCCCTGGAACGTTAGCTTTCCCTCGTCCCCTTCCGCCAGCATTCCGTATTCGGAACCGTACACTTGGAATTCCATTCTGTCGCCGCTTTCGAACTGAAAAGTCACATAATATGTCGTGTGGGTGTCGGTATGGAATCCATGGGCGCCCGTCGTATCCCCGGCATTTGCATGATTATGGTGAATCACATTCGTCCTTTTGGCCACAATAACGGCAGGGGCTGTTATCCGCGGGGAATGATTATTCTTGTTCCATGTAACGATTCCTCTTGCCACGGCGAAGCCAAACACCCCAAATGCAAGGGCAATCAGAACTGGAAACAGAATATCAAAGGAATCGAACATATCAATCATTGTCGGGTTCTCCTTGCTTTACGTTAATCTTTTTCTATTTCGCTTCATTGTAACATAAAACAATGTTTTCTCAAGAGAAACTTGCGGCTGCATACAAAAAGTGAAAATCCTAAAAATTTGACGATGGAAGTGAAAATACAAGCCTTTCATCGTCAACTTTTCGAAAAAAGTATTACTTTATTGGAATTTCGTGAAAGACAAGCCGTTAGAATTTGTATCTACCTTACTGCAAAGGTTTGTTATTTTGCCGAACCTTATGTTGCCGAAAAAAAGGTGCTGCTAAAGAAATAATCATCAATGCTGCTTGGGAACTCTTCCAGGAAAAGGGCTATGAGGAGACCACGCTGAAGGACATCATTGAGCGGTCCGGAACTTCACGGGGTGCCTTTTATCATATTTTTCGAAGCAAAGAAGACGTTCTGTTCATGATGGCATGGTATTTTGATAAAGAATATGACGGATGGTTGGAGAAACAGAATCCGGATGAGAATCGTCCCTATTTCCAAATCCTCTATACACTTCTGCGAGAAGCACTCCAAAGGGGCGAACTCAAGGAAAGCAAAGCCGCTTACGATCAGGCGCGAGTCATCGGTGAAATTCATCGTGGCCTTACATACAGTTGGCTACTGTCGGAATGCCGGTATTCGCTCACGGATATCGTGTAGATTGTCCTGAAGACGTACATCGATTCGATAAGAGCATAATTGCATCAAAAAAGGCCTTGAAGCTCAACCGTTTCAAGGCCTTTTTGTACTTCTATTGAGGATCCGTTTCGCTGCTCTTCATATCTCTGAGCTGTTTCTTTTGATCTTGTCTGCCAAGGCACACAGCAGTTACGCGAACAATATTCTCCTGCATGATTACAAAGTATGCAATGTAATTCCCCATGACATATTTATGCACGCCTCTGCTGCGCCACGGCTCCATATCAATCAGAACCACTCTTTCAGGCATCGTATCTAGTTTTGACAGCTCCATCTCAAGATAATCGATTGTACGCTTTGCCGCATCCGGAGCCTGCAGTTCGTCGCATATGTATTCCGCTATCTGAAGAAGCTGCTTACCGGCAAATGGGGTCATTTCAACTTCATATTTCTTGCTCATATCTACAGTTTCTTTCTGATTTCTTCGAAAACTTCAGAAATCGGTTTTGCTTCTCCATTGAGAGCCTGCCGGTATCCTTCTTCCATCATTGCATTAAATGTCTGGCTGTCCATTTCATCGATAGCGAATGGTTCTCTTGGTATGGAAAGTGAGAAAGGTATACTCTTCGTCATGATGATTTGCTTGTACAGTGAATTTATTACGACCGATGCAGGAATTCCAAGCTGATCCATGATAGCTTCCGCTTGTGTCTTCACATCCGGTGCAACCCTTGCCACAACGTTTGCTGTTTTCGTAGCCATATCGTCACCTCCTGTATAACGCTATTATATCTATTTGTATAACTAAACGCAATACATCATTTAAAATTGACATGCAGACTTAGCAAGCCGGAAAATCAACTGCATTACCCACAAGCGTTCATTCGGTAATTAGAGTCTGCTAAGCAGTAACAATATAATATGCCTAGAATTTAAAGGCGACTTCACGCTATTTTTACAATTATTGCGAATCAGCGTGAATTACTTTTTTGCTATACACGGTTTCGCTATGTAATTTTCTTCGTGCAAACCACTCCTAAAAATAAGTTCACGCTTTTGGGAGAGAACCTTCATT